CTATGAGAATGTCAGAAATGAAAATCATCTCAATGAATTGATGGTTGAACCTGATTGGAGTAAACTTAAGGATAAATCTTTTGTTGAGAAACTAATTCACTTGAATAATCAGTATTACAACTTAGTGAAGATGCCAGAACCCATAGATAGCATCCCAAGATTAGCAATGTTTCTAGCAGTTATTCGTCCTGGCAAAAAGCATTTAATCGGATTGCCCTGGAAAGAAGTAGCAAAAACAGTATGGGATAAGGGAACTGATGGATATGTGTTCAAAAAGGCTCATGCAATTTCCTATTCATGGCTTGTCGCGGTGCATATGAATTTGTTAGGACAGTCGCTTAACTAGTGTTATGGATCTTCTTTTTGAGCGGCGTTTACCCAAATCACTCATACTACATATTGGTCCATGAACTACAATTAGACTTTTGTTATTGAAAGTCCTAATATAGGGTTTAAAAGGCATCCAATCTTCCTTTAAGAACAGATTGATGGGTATAAGTCTATTACTTTCCCACCACCAAACTTCTCCTAGAGCTAGGAACTTTTCTTTTATAATACTATCTGTAATAGCACCGTAATCATATATAGTGGTAACCATGTCATCACGGTTTTGCACAATTCCAACGTAATCCTGACTGGCATAGGAGCAAACGGTGATAAACGGGTGTAGTTCTGTAAGTCTTCTGAAGAATTCGTTTTGAATCATTATTTTATTTAACTGTTTATTTATCGGGTAACCAAAGTTATTCAAATTAATATATATAGACTAAATACGTGATAGGAGCCTACATTTGTGTATTCAACATCAGTATTTTATTACCTTCAGCGCAACATTGTTGTGCTATTGTCAGGCTATTCACCAAGGAGATACATGCCTCAATACGCTAAACCCCTAACTTTACATAAGGGTGTGGATAATCAAATCCAGTTTCAGTTTATAAATCAAGAGCAAAAACCCATAGACATTACAGGAAAAAACATAACTTGTAGGATTCTAAACTATGAGGGAAATACAATTCTGATACAAAAGTCATTAACCTTACAGTTTGCTCCTACTGGAATATGTGCTTTATTTTTAAATGCCGCAGACCTTGAGAATATTGAGGCTCAAAAGTGTTACTATACACTAGAAATTCCAGTCAATGAGTTTGACTTTCCTGTATTTGTAGATCAAAATGCTGGTGCAAGGGGTGTAATGAATATTGTTAACTCAGTATTACCTAACTTTGTCCCATCATACAGTATCACTATTCCAACTGGACAGGCATTCCCTAATAGTCCAAATGCCAATGGAAGTAGCATCACATACACTACAAGCGTATTAAGTACTAATAACAACCCAATACTAACTATCCAAACTGAATACATTGAGTTTTACGGAAACACAACCATTCAAGGCAGTAGTATTGTAGATAATGATTGGTATGACATTCAAACAACAGCAGAAGTTTCCAATGTTACACAAACGGTTGGGTATGTGATACAAGGATTCCATCCTTATGTCCGTATGCAATTCACTAGCAATGCGGGTGCAGTAACCAATATATTGACCAGATAATTTGATTTAACAGTTCTATTGTGTTATACTCAATAGATGTTTGATATCCTGTCTATATTACCCGGTAAAAAGAAACAAACAAGTTCGGGTTGGACTAGCTTTAACGCTATCTGCTGTACCCACTTTGGGCATAGACAAGACAAACGAATGCGCGGGGGCATCAAGTTTGACGGGAACAATTGGTCAATGCATTGCTTCAATTGCCAATTTAAATGTAATTTTGTATTAGGTAGAAGTATAACTATCAAAACACAAAATCTATTAGTATGGTGCGGAATAGATGTTCAACAAGTTAAGCGATGGAGTTTGGAAAGTCTACAGCAAAAAGACTTGATTGACTTTACTCAACCAAAAAAATTAAAAGTAAAAATAAAATTCAATGACCATACATTACCCGACGGTGAGATTGTAGATAGTAATAATCCATTGCACAAAGTATATGTAGAATATCTGCAAAGTAGGAAGATAGATAGTAATACTTATCCCTTCTTAATCACACCTAATGAAACAGGTAGGATGGGCAATAGGGTAATAGTCCCTTATACTTATAATAATAAGATTGTAGGGCATACAAGTAGATTCTTAGATAATAAGATTCCCAAGTATATCAACGAACAACAACCCGGTTATGTTTTTAACATAGATATTCAAAAACCTGAATGGCAAGTATGTATTGTGACTGAAGGCATATTTGATGCACTAAGTATTGACGGTGTAGCATTAATGCATAATGATATAAGTAGTGACCAAGCATTGCTTCTTAGTACATTGAATAAAAAACTTATACTAGTTCCAGATAGAGATAGTACAGGACTAGCATTATGTGATAAGGCTTTAGAGTTGGGTTATAGTGTAAGTTTACCTAATTGGGATGTTGATGTAAAAGATGTAAATGATGCAGTAATTAAATATGGCAAACTACCAACGTTGTTAAGTATATTACAAAGTGCAACAAATAGTAAAATCAAAATAGAAATGCAAAGGAAGAAAATTGGCAAAGCAGGAAACTAAAAAGCAGTTGGATTATACACCTGATGTTCAGAAATTATTTCTGAGGATGATGATAACAAATGCGGAGTTATATACCCGTGTTATGAACATTATGAATAGTGAGAACTTTGATCGTTCTCTTAGGCCAGTGGCTGAGTTGTATAAAACACATACAGACAAGTATAGGGTATTACCGGACTCAACACAAATCAAAGCAACAACTGGTATAGATATTGATCCTATTCCAGAATTAAATGATGGACATTTTGAATGGTTCTTTGATGAATTTGAATCATTCACTAAGAGGCAAGAACTAGAACGAGCGATTCTCAAGGCAGCAGACTTATTAGAGAAAGGTGAGTTTGAACCGGTTGAGAAACTAATCAAAGATGCGGTGCAGATTAGTTTACAAAAAGACATGGGTACTGATTACTTTGCTGATCCTAAAGGTCGTATCAACAAGTATTTTAATTCAGGTGGGCAAGTATCTACTGGTTGGCCACAGATGGATAGGATACTATATGGTGGGATGAGTCGTGGAGAATTGAATATCTTTGCAGGTGGCAGTGGTTCAGGTAAATCATTAGTAATGATGAACATTGCATTAAGTTGGATACAAGCTGGTATGAGTGGGGTATATATCACATTAGAATTGAGTGAAGAATTAACAAGTTTGCGTACAGATGCAATGTTGACCATGATGGGTACAAAGGCGATTCGCAAAGATATTGATACAACCGAACTACGTGTTAAGATGGCAGGGAAGAAATCTGGTAAGTATCGTGTTAAGAATTTACCTGCTCAGAGTAATGTCAATGACATTCGTGCTTATTTGAAAGAGGTGCAGATTCAAACTACAATTAAGATTGACTTTGTAATGGTTGATTATCTTGATTTGGTTATGCCAGTATCAGTCAAAGTCAATCCAAATGATCAGTTTATTAAAGACAAGTATGTAGCTGAGGAATTGCGTAATTTAAGCAAAGAACTTAATGTATTATTAGTTACAGCAAGTCAGTTGAATCGTAGTGCAGTTGATGAGATTGAGTTTGATCATAGTCATATTGCAGGTGGTATCAGTAAGATTAACACAGCAGATAACGTGTTTGGTATTTTCACAAGTCGCAGTATGCGTGAACGTGGCAAGTATCAGATTCAATGCATGAAAAGTCGTAGTTCAACAGGGGTGGGAATGAAGATTGACTTAGAATACGATGTTGAAACTATGCGTATTAGTGATACAGGTGGCGAAGGGGAATCAAGTTACACACCCAAACCAAGTCCAAATGACATTATGAGTACATTGAAACCTCAATCTACTGTAACCGACTATACTGTTGATCAAACTACAGGTGAGATAACCATGGAGCCATTGACTAGAACAGTTCATGCTGATGCACAGGGAGCAAAGTTAAAATCTCTATTGAACTCACTAAAGAAATAATTATTCGGTAATCGCATAAATACAAGTAAGATAATTATATGCAAAAACAAACCCGATCCCTCTTAGAGGAATTAGAAGAACTAGGCAATAACCGTGACACCAGTCACATTATTGAGAGTAGAGCCCATAATATCATAACCAGTGCTATTAATCTACTTGAGTTAATTAATAAGCATTATCCAGAAGAACAAGCACAGATATTAGAGCGAAAGCTGTTAAGTGCGATTAAAAGCAAAGATCAGCAGAGATTTGCTAAATCATTAAGGAAAAAGCCGTGAAATTAAATGAGTTAAAAGAAGCTCTTGCCAGAGATGATATGATTGCTGACCGAGCAAAAACCAATTTTATTGAAAAAGTAGTAACTGAACTAGGTAAAATAGCAGACAAATCAGCTATATCCAATCCTGTAACACAGCAAGCTACAAGCACACCTGCACAACCGTCATCTACTCAACAAGCTACACCGCCGAATAATGTAGCCCAACAAGCAGCACAAATTAGACAACAAAAACTCAAAGCAGGAGGACAAGCAGCACAAACTCAGATGGCACAAAATTCTGTTACGCCACCAAATAATATAGCCCAACAAGCAGCACAAACTAGACAACAAAAACTAGCAATAGCAGCTAATACAGCACAGGCAGGTATGACTGCTAAACCAAACCCGGCAGCAGCGGAACCGACACCAGCGCAAGTACGTCAACAAAAACTAGCAATAGCAGCTAATACAGCACAGGCAGGTATGACTCCCGTACGAAAACCGGTAGTTTGGAAGTCAGGAAGAAATCCAACTGCCCCTGCAGTAGCTAGAGAAAATACAACATTTGATATCTTAAATAAGATTTTTGAAAGTATTTTGTATGTTGATGAAGATACTTCACAACCAGGACAACCCCCAAGTAATGGAACTATAAGTGACCTAGTATCATATTATTTTGTTAAACTGATGAATAGTAATATTTTTAGTAATGATGAATCAAAAAATAAAATTAGTCAATTTGCCAAAGAAGTAGAACAATCATATCCAACCGATAAGGGCAGAGCAGCATTACAACAAATGGGTGAATGGGCTTGGGAGACATTTGAAAATAATAAACAACAACGTAATGTATCTAGATTGGGCAGACAGTCAAATGTGCAATCTACACAACAAACTAATCCAGCAGCTGGTCAACAAACTAATCCAGCAGTAGACCAGCAGTCTACGGTAGGAGTGAGACAGATTAATAAAATTATACCTACCTTACGTAAGCGTGATTTACTAAGTGTTAAGAAAACTGTTGATAATACATTGGCAGGTCGTGGCGGTGCAGCAGTAGCACCTACCGCAGCGCCTACAGTAACACCTCCTGCTACAGACAACATTGTAAAGATGCCAAAAGGTAAAGTCAGAGCAGCACGA